AGGGAAGGAATACTCCCGCGTTATCTAAGGTAGGGGGGTAAAAATAAGATGTCAAAACTTGGAAAGCAACCAAAATATAAATATAAATCTCCACAGATGAGACAGAAAACCTGCCCAAATTGTGGCAAAGAATTTTCATATATTTGGAAAGTAGGGCAAGATAGAAACTTTTGTTCTGATAAATGCAGACATACCTACAATTATCAACGCACTTTGATAGAGAATACTCCTCGCACCTGTCTTAATTGTGGTAAACCGACATATCGAAGATATTATTGCTCTCAAAAGTGCGCCCATACTTCCCATATCATCATCGATGAATCTGGAAATAAATTCGTTCATTGTTCAAAATGTAAAAAACTCTTACCCCTAACATCAGAATTTTTTTATCATTCATCAGCAAATAAAAACATTGGATTTGGCACCCGTTGCAAATTCTGTTGTAACAAAGAACAAGAAAAATGGAGGAAAACCGAAAAAGGCAAAATTCTCAGAACTGAAAATCTTAAACGTAACATCGAAACTACAAGGAAATATAGAAAAAGGACGCAACCCATTAGAAATGCCCTTGAGAAAATCCGTAAGAAAACCGATCCAATCTTTGCTCTGAATTGTCGAATGAGAATCCTGATGTATGCTTCTCTTCGTAAAGTAAAAAACGGTCACAAATGGCAAGATCTTGCTGGATATTCTGTCAACGATCTCCGTTCTCATATCGAAAAACAGTTCAAGGGTGGTATGTCTTGGGAACGGTTCCTTGCCGGTGAAATCCATATCGATCACAAAATTCCTGTTTCAGTCTTTAACTTTAAAAAGCCAGAAGATATTGATTTCAAACGATGCTGGTCTCTAAAAAATCTTCAACCTTTGTGGGCGAAAGATAATATTAGCAAGCATGCAAAGATTCAGAAACCCTTTCAACCGTCATTGCAGATTGGAGTCTAAGAATGGACGAATCGGTAAAAGGACAGGTGGTAAAGGTTCAGACAACGGCAGATCAATGCGTGAGGATCACGATTGATGTTGAAAATCATTTCATTCCAGAAGGCCTCAATATACTTAAATGGAAAAACGAAATGGTAAAAATCAATCTTATCATGGAGGTGGAAAATGGGAGGACGAAAGGGGGGCCGCAAACGCCTTCCGACCCGCTTGCATCAACTTCAAGGAGGTCGTAAAAAAACCCACCGTCCTATGCCAAAGAACGAGCCAATGCCTCCGGCTATCATCCCAGAATGCCCCGAGCATCTTGATGAGGAGGCCCGGAAGGAATGGCAACGCATGGTCACGGAACTCGAACCCCTGGGGATGCTGACAAATCTTGACAAGGCCATCTTTGCCTCATACTGTCAGGCGTGGTCAACCTGGGTATTTGCCACCCTGAAGGTCCGGGAAAAGGGTCTGGTTGTTATGGCCAGCACGGGAACCCCTATGCTCAACCCCTATTTCCCGATCGTAAATAAAGCCAACGAGCAGATGGTAAAGGCCCTGGTTGAGATCGGGATGAGTCCATCGAGCAGGAGCCGGGTGAAGGTGGAGCCCCGGAAGGAAGCGAATCCTTTTGAGGATTTCTTGAATGAGGGGATTGGTGGAAGAAAAAGATAGAAAGGAGAACAAGATGGACTATGAAAAATTTAAACCCGTAATTACTGAACTCATAGAATATTATTATATCTCCAATTGGTTTATTAAAAGTCAATGATTTAGTTGGCAGATATGCTCCCAAGAAAAAACAGAAAGGAGTTGAAGAGGATTTTTTAGGATGAAATTCCAATGGGTATTAAAAAATGATGAAACTGGTGAGATAATTATGTCAATTGGGGGACCATTTGAAATTGATGAAAACAAATTATTCAGAGAGTTAAACGAAATGTATGTCGGTGATAAATTATTCAAAAAACCAAAAGTTATGTTGGCAGAGGAAAAAGGGGGGGAGGAGAATTAAATGGCAATTTACAAGGTAAAATATGGAAAGGATGGAAAAGTTATAAGATCATGGAAATTACTTCCCAATGGTAAATTTAAAGAGATAACGAAAAGGAAACATGGAAGAAAAAGAGATTAAGAAAATAGAAAAAATCGCTAACGGTTACATCGACGATGTTTTAAGCGGAAAAGTTTTAGCATGTAGGTTCGTAATTTTAGCTTGCCGTCGCCATCTTGACGACCTCGAGCATGGCAAAGAGCGGGGCCTTTATTTCAACCGCAATAAGGCTGCCCATGCTGTCAAGTTCTTTTCCTTCCTGAAACTTTGGATGGGTCGGGAATATAAAGGTAAAGAATTCGTTCTCGGACCGCATTTTGTTTTTATCACATGGGTTTTGATGGGTTGGTATAAGGAGGACGGGAGACGGAGATTCAAAAAGGCTTATATCGAGTGCGGAAGAAAATCAGCAAAAACCAGCTACGCCGCCGGCCTGGGGGCTTACTTTTTTATCGCCGATGGGGAACCCGGAGCACAGATTTTTTGTGCGGCTGTCAAAAAAGATCAAGCGAAACTTGTATGGACTAATATAAAAAATTTCACAAAAACATCCGGGTTCGCTAATAAAATAACCTATTTTACTCATAATCTCTCCATCGAGGCAACAAATTCAAAATGTGAACCTCTCTCAAGCGATTCCAAAAGCCTTGATGGGCTGGATACGCACTTTGCCTCCTTGGATGAGTTACATGCCCACCCTACCCGTGAGGTCCATGATCTAATAGCTGACTCAACGGGGGCCCGGTCTCAACCTATGATTCTGATTATTACGACAGCAGGATTTAATCAGACCGGAATTTGCTATGAAACGAGGGATTATTTAGCAACAATCTTAAAAAATGTCGGTGTCAAGGATGGATATAAAGATGATTCCTTTTTTGGGATTATTTATACTTTGGATGTTAAAAAAGATTGGCCAGAGCTAAAAGAGAAAAATGAGGAATTAAAAGAGGGCGAACAGGCAGAGGATGATTGGACGAATGAGGATTGTTGGGTAAAGGCAGTGCCGGGTTTGATCGGGATAACTGCAAGCGGGAAACGATACGGTATTAATGAAAAAGGCGATCCGATACCGGGTTACATGACCAAATTAGAGGACTTGCAGGATAAGGCACGGATTGCAATGCAGATGCCATCTGCCCAAAATAATTTCCGGACTAAGCGATTATCAGTTTGGACCCAACAAGAAAATAGGTGGTTGGATTTGGCTCTCTGGGACCAGAATAATATCCGGCCCGTGACGGAAGAAAGCTGCATGGGCAGACTGTGCTACGGCGGGATCGATCTTTCATCCACCTCAGACATGACAGTCTGGGTAATGCTTTTCCCCGATGTCGAGGATAAAGACCTCATTGATATTCTTATCCGGGTATGGTGCCCGGAGGCCCGGCTATTCGATACCAAAAACAAATACCGTGAGCAATACCAGTCATGGAAAAAGCAGGGATATCTTTTGACTACTGAAGGTAATGCCATTGATGAGGATTTTATTCGGGCACAGATCATGGCCGATAACCTTAAATTCAAAATCGATAGCATAGCCATTGACAGGGGGTTTCAGGGATTTACTTTTGCGAGAAAACTGGATGAGGAGTTGGGTGGGACAGAGAAGGACGTTAAAGTAGCGGCCTGCGGGATGGGATGGGTTTCAATGATGGGTCCATGCCAGGAGCTTGAACGGAAGTTGCTTTTAAAGAAACTTAATCATGGTGGGAATCCTGTCCTTCGTTGGATGGCTGACAATATTTCGGTAAAGATTAATCCCACAGGTGGTGGCAAGAGTCCTAATAAGGCCCTCGCAATAGATATCCCACTTCCGACTCCTTTCGGGTGGACTACAATAGAAAATGCCAAAATAGGGGATATATTATTTGACGAGAAAGGAGAGTCATGTAAAATATCCGATACTACAGATATATTTTTTGATAGAGAATGCTATCTGGTGGAATTCTCTGATAAAACGAATATTATTGCAGATGCGGGACATCTTTGGAGGGTACTTGATAATAAACCACAAACAGAAATTATTATTACAACAAAAGAAATGGCTGGGAATGTAACCTTAAAACAACACCAATTCAGATACGCAATAAATAACCCTGAACCATTACTCCTTCCAGAACAAGATTTTATTTTAGATCCATATCTATTGGGTGCATGGTTGGGGGATGGTTCAACATCGACTGGCAATATAACGGGAATGGATGAAGAAATATTTGAAGAGTTTCGCAAAAATGGATTCGATCTTATATTCCGTGCTAAACGGTCTAAAGCATCAACATATAATGTTAAAGGACTTACGAGGATACTTTATGAATTGGGGATATTGAATCGCAAAAGAATACCCGAGGGATATTTAAGAGGCAGTGCGAAACAGAGATTGTCTTTACTTCAAGGGTTAATGGATACGGATGGATGTTGTAGCCAAGCAACGCCAAATGCTCATGGGAATGGCGGTTATATACAATTTATAAATACGAATGAAAATATCATAGATGGAGTATTTGAATTACTTGCTTCATTGGGAATTAAATCAAAAAAAACAGTTGCATTAAATGCTGGCCATTGTGGCAGAAATAATCAGGCATGGAAAATAAGTTTTGTGGCGTACAATAATATTCCCATTTTCAGATTGAAGAGAAAATTTTCTCTTCAATTATCCCCTCCAACAAGAATTTCCAGACATTCAAAAAGACAAATAGTTGCAATAACACAGGTGCATTCTGTCCCCGTAAGATGTATTAATGTAGATTCTCCGTCAAGTTTGTTTTTAGCAGGGAAAGCAATGATACCTACACATAATAGCACCTCTCAGGGTAAAATCGACGGAATTGTAGGAATTTTATTGGGGTTGGATCGGCTTTTGAGAAATACGGGGCCGAAGGTATCAGTATACGATTCTCTCAATAGTGAAGAAATTTCGAAGCGTCTATCATTTTAGGGAGGATTTATGAAAGTGCAATGGCAATTGATAGACATTAAGACGAAAAAGGGGGTGGCGGTCGGGGAAGAATTTGAGCTTGTTGATTTCATGAAAACTTATTTTGACAGAAAAGAAGGGATGGATTGGGTTGAGGCAATTATATTATTCGGTAATCCCACATCCATCAAAAATCCGGTAGGGATATTGAATTGCGAAAGTCTCAAAAAGAAAAAATTCAAAAAGCAGTGAGGAGGTTTTATGTTTAAGAATCCAGTTAAGTCAAATAAGGCACATTGGAAAAAGCAGAAAAGCATGGCGATTGGGGAAGTAGTCCGGCCCATGCTTGCCGAAATGGAAGAGCGTATCAGCTGGCTTCAATCCATGCAGAAACTTGACATGAAGGATGGGGATATTGTTGTTCTTCGCCATCCCCTTGTTTTGAGTAAGGAGGCAATCAAAAATATATGCACCACGGTCAAGGAAATTATTAAAGAATCCGGGTTCAATGTCAAGGTGATGTTTCTTGAAGAAGGCCTGGATATCGGGGTACTCAGGAAAGAGAAGCAATCCCCGTCTTAACCAAAATGAAAGGAGTTGAAATGAGAAAAGGACTTGTAAGAATATCTCCACAATTAATCGCAGATGCTTTGAATTTTCCGCCTGGTTGGAAAATTGAAAACATGAATATGGTTTTTAATTTTGGGAATCCAGTTATTGAAACCATAATCTCAGGTGATGAATTTCCAGAAGAGCCAAATATTGAGGGTGTGCCAATAAGAGAATGCAGATTGATTGTACATAAAGCAGAACTGACTTATGAGGTGAAGGAAATCTTATAATTGGATTGGAAGATAATTAAAAAAACCCATAAGGAATTGAAATGGTAGAAAAGAAAACAAACAGGAAAAGGATTTTCGATCTCATTGGCAAGAGGATTTCTGGCATCCAAATTGAAAATCTCAATAAGGAGCAGGATGAAGCATCGATACTTTTAATTTTATTTGAAGATGGAACAGAGTTAAAGATTAATGAAAAATATCTTGATGGTTGGTGTGGATTTTATATATCGGTAGAGAAAAAATAAAAGTAAAATTTAAACGGGTTTAAAACCGAAAGGAATTGAAATGAGACAATCAATGTCCTTTAAAAATGTTAAAAAGTATGCGACAAGGTTAAACCTTCCTATTGTTCGCATATTGGTTAGAGGGGGGACCGGCCATCGAAAAGATTTATGCCTCGAAGATGGAAGCATTATGGAATTATACCCTGACGGAACTATGGAAAAATCCACAATGAAATGGGGAATATTTAATTATCCAGAACCCGAAAGGAGTTGAGATGGAAGAAAAAAAAGAAAGTATTTCAACTTGGCTGGGGAAGCCACTGATTGAATATTCTAAAGAGGAGTTAATTAAGATAATTGAATTTCTGTTGGAATTTTCGATGAATTTATCAGATATGGTAGAGTTACCCCGTTAGATGTTTACTATCAAAGATTGAAAGGAGGCAAAATGATAAACTTTATTTATATAGACAAGAAAGATGGAACAGGTGGTTTTTTGATTTCCGATGAAGAAGGAAGCAAGGATATTGTGAAGGAACTTCTTAAAAATCCAGAATATATTTTAAGAAGTGAAATTAAAAAAAAGGAGATGAATCTTGACTGAGAGAAAAATTCTAATCGGCTCCAATGCGATTGAGGATTATGTCGAGAGAAGTTGGGAAACCATTCTCGAATGGATTAAAAGCAATAATTTCCCAGCGGTCAAACTCGGCGGTCGGTGGGAATCCTATCCCGATGATATTGACCGATTGCGTCATTCTCAGATGTGCAAAAATTCAAAACCAGTTCCTTCCTAAAAATC